CCCCTTCCCAAACAATGGTAGGGTCTGCAATCAATACATCGTCAGCGTCTAACGCACCCAAATATACCGAGACGGGGTGCATATAATAGTCTTCATTCAGCGCAGCGCCTGATATGGTTGCATCTAAACCTGAGAGGGTGAGGGTGATCTTGTAAGGGCTTACGTCTGCGCCTTCTTCTATCTGGCTGATCTCGCCAAAGTCACCAGTGCCTAGCCAGTCTTGCCCACCCCATGTATATGTACCAATGGAGTTGTGGACGTAGATTGTGCCGCTTGGGAATTCTAGCTTTGCAAAAGTAACTAGAACAACGTGACCGGCATTTAGAGCGTCAGCAACCGCTGTAGGAAATCCACGACTCACGCTAGAACATCCTCAACGGCTTCAATGTTGAAGCTAGAATGAATGTCTATTGTGGTATTCCAAGAGGCTGGGCCAGCAAGCATGAATACACCAAGAACCGGAATCGTGTAATCAACAATCGTGTCATCTGCCGGTGTCTTTCTGATAGGCGGTGCAATAGATAACGTCACGTTTGTGGAGGCATCAGAATTAGCGTCTGCCACAACCATGTGCAATTCATTGTTAAAGGAAATGTAATCGCCTGCGCGAAGGTAGTTTGTGACGCTTGCAGTGGCCCCATCACAGACTAAAGTTGTGCCTGACTGACTAGCCCCGTTAACTCTTAAAGTGCCGCCACCGGCTCCTCTGGGCGTGTGAGAGTGGTCTTGCAGGGTAAACCTGTGTTGCTGCCCGTTTAGCTTAACCAGAAACGCCTGCATTACCTTTCGGTCATCGCCAGATAGGTTGTTAAACTGCAATGACGCTTTCCACAGCGAACCCTTGCGCGAGGCTGTCTGCACTGCGTTAGTCAAAGGTGACTGATAGGTGCGAGTGTTACTAACCAACTCAAAAGTATTAGTTGCTGGTGTAATGTTTGGAAATGCGAACGTAGCCATTAAGCGAACCTTCTTCGACGCATGAGGTCTTGGATAGTCATTATAGTCTGCTGTGAAGTTTGCGTCATTGCTGATTTGATTTTCTGGTCAACATCTGCGCCGCTGCCTCTGGCATCTACGTTATTGACGACAGTTATACCGCCCCCGCCCATTTTATTATTAGGGACAATTGAGCCGCCTTGATTAGGCACGAACATCTCAGGCCCACGCTCACCTACCATATACGGCTGACCAGATTGAACTGAGCCGCCGATGGCTTTGCCGGTTAACGATTTGGCAAACGACAAAAACCCGCCGGTTATTTTGTCAATTACAAACAACTGTATGGCCTGCATTATCAATGATGCCGCCATCTGCTTGAACGCATCTTTCAGCTTAACTGTGCCTTTGACTACACCCATTAAACCATCAGACATATTCTTCATGGTTGTCTTAGCCATGTCGTTCATCTTTTCTTGAACGCTGGGCAGGTTGTTTTCTAGGTCTGTGAAGCTCTGGTTTAGTCTATCAAAGAACGTAGGCTTGCCATCATCACCACCAACGCCGCTTGCAATAGCGTTTTTGACTTCAGCAATAGACTCAGCAGCTTGTCTGTTTTTGACAATAAATTCTTCCATTGAGGCAGTAAGTTCAAGTCCCGGATTCATAGACTTAAGCAATTCTAATTCAGTACGCAAAGCAACTATGTCTTGCGGTAAGTTACCCATGATTTGTGCGGCAGACTCACCAATCAATGGCATACCCAAGAACGCAGCAATTTTATTGTAGATATCAATAAAAGCCTGAAGGGGCGGAATTAATTTATCTCCAATAGCCGCACCCATCTCTAAAACGCTTAACTGAGCAGACTTAAATACGATTTCTACGCCGTGCATTATCTGACGAACAGTTCCGAACGCTTTGGCAACTGCCCCCGCGACTTTCTGCCCAACATTACCAAAGTCGGCGCTATCTAACGCTGCTTGCCTAAAAGCATCTGCCACAAAAGTGATTATTGGCGCAAAGGCCACGGACAACTGATTGGTTAGACCTGCGAATACTCCCTGCAACCTAGTGATTGCGTCATTGGCAGCTTCCATCTGCGCGGTATCTGTGCGGCTTAACGTAAGGCCAAGATGTTCCGCTTCTTGCGTCATCTTCTCTAACGCTGCGGCACCACCACCTAAAGTGTTAACTAATGCCACGCCCTCACTGTCAAACAGCTTCATGGATAGCCTGACCTTATCAGCCTGACTGTCCACTCCAGCCATTGCATCAGCAACTAGGCTCATTTGTTCATCGAGGGGGAGGCGTACCAATGACTCAGCGTCTAAGCCTAACTCTTGAAGCGCGCCCTTGGCTTCACCAGTGCCTTTTGCAGCTTCTGCGGCCCTGCGGGTAAACCGCTGCATTGCCATGTCCATCGTGCCAGTAGACACGCCTGTTAGCTCTGCGGCGTGGCGTAGTCCCGCGAGGGCTTGGGTTGTAACGCCTAACTTGTCAGCGGTCTTTGCTAACTCATCACCAGCGTTAATTGATGACTTGATAAGGGCACCAAAACCACCCGCGCCAATAGCGCCGACAATGGCTGTTTTCATATTCAAAACGGAGCCAGCAACACGCTTTAGCCCGCCAGTTACAGATGAAAAACCCTTCTTGGTTTTATCTAGGGCCGTTATGTTGATCTGGACGTTTTGGTTAGCCATCGTCTTGCCTTTCGCTCATTATCTTGAAGTAGGCAAGCCATTCGTTGAATTCACTCAACGGCATTTGCTCTGCCTCACCGATGCTCATGTGCAACCGATCAGCCAAGGCAATTAGATTGAACCTCAACTGATCGGACGTTAGTTTTTTTCCTGTTCCTCAAGGCTTTCGATCTCAGCGAACATCTGTTCAGCAATGCTGGATATTACGCCGGTCTCCTCACCCATCAGGTCAATTCTATCTTCTGCGGACGTAAACAGCTTGCCCCCACTTTCGTCTGCGGCTTTCATCACAATGAGGTCGATCATTGCCGCCATTGTGGTGTTTTCCATAAACTTGGGGTGCTTCTTTTGTAACTCGTTTACGTCATGGCAAGTAATCGGGAAGCAATACATAGCAAAGGGCTGTCCTTCCGAATCAGCCCATGCTTGTACTTCTATCTTGCGTGCAGTTACTTTTCTTCGATTTCTTAATTCTTTAGCCAATCCCATAATGGGGTTCCTTACGCTGTTGCTTCAGTTACTGCGCCAGATACTTGTAATTCAAAACTTCCTTCAACCATGCCATCAAATGACGCTGTGATTTCTTTGCTTACTACCAAGCCACCACCACTGTAATACTTCTCGCCAGTGCCTGTGCCTGTAGGATACAACTCAAATATCAAGTCTGCCGCTGGGTCTAGGACCAACTGTACCGCGTCTGCATCATCCCAGTATGCGTCCAGTGAAAGAGTTGCTGTTTTAAGTGACCCAACATAAGTGCGCGAAGTGTCACCCATTACTGAATCTTCAATTGTGTCTGCGGATTCTGTCAGTGTATAACTGCGAATCTCACCCATTGCAGCGACAGAGCCGCCACTAACTGCTAATTTGACTACGCCGCTTGAGCCTTTAGTCGTTGCCATGCTGTCACCCCTTTAGGTTGTGCCTCTAGTGTATTGGTACTCACATCGTACCGTTAGAATTACCCCACCAATCGGGGCAATGCTTCCATCGTCGGTTTCTACGGTTATCAACTGGGTATCCAGTGCATAGCCACCACGCGATCTGTCAACGTCGAGTTTTTCTTCTACTGCCTCGACGATATTGTTTCTGGCTGAATCCAGCCCAGTGCCTTTGACATAGCAGACTAGCTGATAGTCAATAACACCAAATCTTTGAGATATGCTACCGCCAACGGTGGCATCTTCTCTGTTTTCGTTTGTGGTTCTTACCAATATTGCTGGGTATTGCGCGTTGCTCAGTTTGTCGAATTCAAACGGCTCGCGGGTCACATACTTAACCGTTATCGGCGAGGTTATCGCCTGCAATGATGTAACCAAGTTTGCAGCAATGTTTTCTCTGACACTCATCTATCCATCTCCTTGCGGAAATGAACGGCTAGCCGTTTTTCTTCTTTTGCGCTGAAGCCAAAGAATGGCCGAGTCTCATTGTTAAACGCTGCCTTTTTTGCAGCTTCTGGGTTGTCAAAATATATCTGAGCGGTGCGGGAGTTGAGTTGCTTGGCTTGCATAGAACGCAACATCTGCCCTTCGTTGTACAAGTCAACGGGAAAGTCAGGCTTGCCCTGGTCTTTTAAAATCGCCATGTATTCTGGCGTGTACTCATTAAAGTCTGAGTTGATTCCTTTACCAACCTTTGTGCGGTCAAGAATAATTGACTTGCCTAGCGTACCAGTTTTTCCAATAGCCTTAGTGATTCCGCGAGATATATCACGCTGCGCCTGTTTGGTGATCTTGGTCAGATCTTTAGGTTTGGTGTTTACCCGTAAGCCGAGACTCATCTAGTTAAACGCCCAAATGAAACAATGTTTTTCTCGTCATCGTCTATGGTGCCGCTATTGTCATCGTCGTACTCAACGCCATCATTAAATACTGCAACCAGTTCTTCTTCATACCGATTCTTGTAGAAGTCGATCATGTTCAGAAACCGGTCATCTTGTACCCAGTTAGTTAACTGAGGGAGGGCGTACTTCCACAACACCAGATATGAGTTGCAATAAGTCCACTGAGAGTCCGTCAGGTAGGCTGGGTTCATTTCCCCCGCGATACCCTTCTTGTACCACCACTGGTTTCTAATCGTGCGCTCTAGGTCTGCCTGTGCCTTTGCGTGCTCA